GAATGGTGGCATATTGCGCTCCAGCTAATCCGGTTTGTCCTAAAGAACTCATTAAACTAATATCGGATCTTATATCCGCAGCACTCTTTGCCATCCTACCCTTGGCCCTGGTAGACATGGCACTTAAACGGGTCATAAAAGTATCTCTTTCCGTGGCTGTGGCCTCTGCTTTTAGGCTTTCCTGAAGGACTGTCATAGGTGATCCCTCAAACATGGAGATTCCAGACGCTCCGACATTTGCGGTCTGTGTCGCTAGAGCTTCAACAAGCCTTTCTTTCCTGTCAGCTTCTCTTTGTATGGCCCCTAGCTCCTCTTGTTTGGCCACTATTTCGGCCTCTCTAGCTGCGCCCCTACCTGCTGCCCGTTCTAACTTGCCTTGTGTAACCGCAGTACTGAGGCTCATGGCCGTTCCTGCCAACATTAAAGGCCCTGCTGCTCCCATGTTATCCTCCTAGACAGCGATTTCCATGCCGATATTTAAGATGGTCATTGGCATGGGTGTACTTTGTGTGATTGTAACTGTTGCCTCTAAACTCCAGCCCAAAACGTGTATCCTTCTTATTCCTGTATAAGGATCTGGTGCGTCGAACTGGTTAAGAGCTATTGTCTTGTCTGCTAATCTCTGCTCGTTTACTATTATTCCATTAGATTCATATATTTGCAAAGATATTCGAGCAATCTTTTTCTTAGCTGATGCGTTGGGACCATTGGCCAAGTCAACATTAAGAGGCATGGTCTGGATATTGGGTAAATATGATAATCCCGCTTCTTTATCTGAGGACGTCCTGGGTAAGGTGATCTTTCCACTTGTAACGGTATATTCTCCCATAAAAGCACCGTCTGCCTTGGCCCAAACTTTTAAGCCCTCTAAATGATCAAGCCCTGTGATTTCTGCGTCGGTCGTGATGTCATACACAGACCCATCTGTGTTGAGGTCATCATTCTCCGTTTCTATATGGTAAGATATAGACCCATCAACCGACCTTTCCACCAGCAAATTAACCTTATTGTCAACAACTGCAGCACTCTTTATGTTGCCTGATGTCTCCCACAGAGTAAAACCGCTTACCTCTTCTGCTGCAAGAGTATTATAAACCGCCATTGACCCGTCATCGTTGACTATATACACATAATTTGCATCTGTGGTTTCTGTCCCTCGGCTCGCTGCCAGCTTTACAGGATCATTAATAAGGTGCGCTGCAGTGACTGATATTGATCTCGATTGATTGGCCTTTACAGCATCGAGGAATATAAACTGTATTATGGCGTTTCCTGTCCTCTGAGGAAACAAAGTCACACCGTCAATGGTTACTGGTCTTACTCTCTTGGTGCCTAAATTGCTCTGTGGGCTTACTGCTATTCCTGTGGGGGTAATGGGCGACTCTGGAACGTAAAATTCTCCTCCAGAGGTGAAAACCTGCAACGACCTATTACTAAACACTGACTGAATAGCATTAACCTGGTCTGTATCTAATGTGACCTCAATTGCCTCATCATCAAGAGCCCGTCCCTTATCGAAATTAAAGAAATCCCCGACCCTCGATCCCCATAATGTGGCTGGTCTTGAACTGGATCCACCTAAAAACAATCTGCCCTCATGAAATGTGCAGCATGTCGGCCACCCTCTTGTATCACTCCATGAGTCCTCAGCCCTGGCCACTCCTGCCTGAACTCTGACGGTCGCCACTGCAAAAGCTGTATTTATCGTATAAATAGGGGTTACGGTCATCAGCTCCCATGGTTTGGCGTCCTCATCTGCAAAAGTGACCCTGTATGTATCAAGAGTCGCGTCTGTTGTCACAGATATACCAGAAAAGCCGGTATTTATAAGATTCTGCAATGCCTGTCTGATGTTCTCCTGGTTGGTGTCGTCATCCCCTGCAAATGTAACCTCCTCTGTCAGAATACCCTCTAAGGCTATTTTATAGCGGTCTCCCTCGGTATGATTGGCAAAATTAAGGGTCTGGATCTCTGAAGTCGGCGTCGGGCTTGAGGCGTCATTGAAATCATACTGGGGGATATTGGTAAACCCTGCCGTTGATATGGTCCATACGGTGTCTGAGCTTCTGGTAATAACCCTTGTTTCTTCGTCTGGGTGAGTGATTATGATAGTATCTGCAGACTGTATATAATCAAAGGCCAACACCTCTGAAAGTGTCCATGGAGTTGCTACCCATTCATGGCTAGATACAAAATTGCCTGTATCGTTAGATACATATGCAATACTAGATAATTCAAAGTAACTTGAGGATATAGTGGTGACAGTGCCTGTTACATTGTACGTTGACTCCGAAAACCCAGATAACGATACAGTACCACCCAATAAAGGGCCAACGCCAGCATGGTTGAACCTCGCCACACCTCCACTATCGGTTACGCTCGTTACAGCCACAGACGTTCCAGATCCGTTTAAATCGGTCAATAGATCCCCGTCTTTGTAAATCTGCATTTTTACCGCAGTGAAAACAAGAAGGTAATTCTGCTCAATATTAAAAGAGAAATTCTCAAGCCTACCATTTGCAAGGGCCTCTCCAATAAACTCTGTACCTGGTCGCTTTGTTAATCCTCCCTGGGGTAAGCACATCACATTACGTGCAGACTGGACGCCGTTATAGTAAGCAATAAGATCCTTTCTGCCTATTGTAAGCGGGTCAAGCTCACCTCTATTCAGATTGCTTTGGAGATACCAGAGATCTGCCAAATTAATATAACCCCCGTCCTGAAAATCTTACATCCACAAATGGTGAATCAATAATTGACTCCTGTGGTCTGCCTTGGGAGTCAATAGTCCTTGCATGTGCTAAAGCGTTCCTGTATTTGGCCTCGTATAGCTCTGATTTGCTGTTGCTCTCTGTGATGGATATAGCAAAGTCTGAAGCGAGCTTGTATTGAACAGCAATCACCACATGAGGAGGTAAGGCCGTTTCCGATACATTATAAACATACCTTGCTAATAGATCATTTTCATTGGAGTAAATAAGATCCCCGATAATTACATAATTGGACCATGGCATAATAGCCCAAAGCCTGATCATGTCTGTTGGGGCCTGATATGCATACTGGTAACCCGTCTTGTCGTCCGGTTCGGATGTGAGTCTACTAAGTTGCTGTTCCTTCAGGGCAAAAGACCATGGATGTTCAGACAATACTTTCTTGTATGTCTCTGGATAGATAGCTGCTGCCACCTCTGCCCCCGCTCCAGGCTCGGTAAATGAGCTTATAGGGTTATCCCCTATCAAAAGCAATGCATTGCTTGCCATGTCTATGTCAGTCGGCATATGGCCTCCTTAAACCCCTGGGTGTACATAATAATCAAATTCAACATTCACATTATTATTTGATGTGGTCTCTGGTATTATAGTTTCAGGATATACAGACATAAGCCCTTATAGTGGGGTAAGGTTTCCCCTACCCCCGTTTAAGATTAAGATAGTGCTACTGTTCCAATATTCTCTACGATAGATCCATTTCCGGCAGAATCAAACCAGACCACAAGACACTCATTAGGAGCGTTAAGGGTGGCCACGTTGTTTGTTCCATTAAAGGTTCCTGCTGTCAGTGTCAGTGTGTGTGCTGCTGTTCCTGATGCGCTGGTATCCTTTACAACAAACAGGCCAGGGTGGGCCACTGAGGTGGCGATAGTTGCAGCTACAGCAACTGTTGCATGGTTAAGTTCTACAGACTGCACACCAGGTGTCACGGCTCCAGATGCTGTAAGCTCCTGGCTTGTCCTAAGCTGCGTTGTTACAACTCCTGCTGTGATAGCGGATACAACAAGCTCGTAGACCTCGCTACCGTTTGACACTATGATCATATCATCTGCAAGCAAAGTGATATAGGTATCATTAAAATACCCTGATGCCTTGATGGTTGCTATAGTATCGGTTGATTTGTAGACAAAAGTCCTTGGCGCATTGCTGTTTGCCATTGCGGAAAGTGGTAGAAATGATGCCTGAGTAAATGCCATTTTAATATCCTCCTTGGGATTTTATTGTTATTAAGTATAGCCTCCATGCGGGAGAGAGAAGGCGTTTGGGGCAACGCACATGGAGGCTATGCCCCAATCTTTATTATGCTGTCTCGTCGTAAATAACCTTGACTATGCCCTGGGGTTCTCTGGCTACTGATCCAGCCTTAAATATACCGTTTGCAAGCCAGGCTGTTTTTTGAGACACCCAGTCAATAGTAGTCTTCATGTCGATTCCGATTGCAAGGCCGATTGACGCCTTATGAAATGCAAAAGCGATCTCGTCACCAGTCACACCAGGAAGACCACCCTCTTTCCTTTTACCAATGACTTTCCACTTGAAGCCCATCCAAGTGTCAATTTCGCCATTCATTAGAGCCTTGATAGTCACATAATCGGAGCTTGAAGCCTGCTGAGTAGAAAGGAGTTCATTCAGAACACCAGCCTGGATTACAAAATATCTATCCTGCTGTGGTGCCTCAATCTCGTTCATGTGCTGTGAAGCTGCCCTTACTACCTCAAAGTCAAAATTTCTTGATGCAGAGATATCAAGAACACGCCCTGTATCTGGGTTCTCATCGTTTGTGGCTGCAAAGGTTGTGGCTGCAAGCGCATCAATTACAAGCTGGTCTTCCCTTCTACCAATCGCCTTGGCTATGGTCTGGGCAAGCTCTGATCTCTCATCAAAGTTAACCTCGGCCTGATCAAAGATATCGGTATACTCTGGAGCAAGCCAGTTTTCCATTGTGGCGGTCTGACGTGCGTGGCTGATGTCCATAGGGGTAACATCTGCCTGGGTTGCTTTCTGATTGGCCATGCCCTTACCCATACGGGTGAACTTGTAGGACTCACCTGTAACTCCAGTACGCAGAGAAACGCAGTGTCTTAGAGTCTGCATCCCCTGGTATTCGTGCTTTACTTCATTGTCAAAGGCTATTACTGCTGCATTGGTTAGATTTTTAGACATTTGATATGTCCTCCATTTTGGTTAAACGTTCAAAGTTGCTGGCTTTGATCGAGTGTCCGAACATCGGGTCGATTTTTGCGCCTGTTAAGGTTCAAAATCCCTTTGGTCCGGCTCCAAAATGGAGGTATCGGTAGGATATTGATGTATTAAAACATAATTAAACTGAAATTACAACACTGTTTAAGCCCCCACGGTCACATTATAATCATGTGCGCCGTACACCTGGGCTGCTTTCTTCTCAAATTCCTTCCTGAATTCAGGATCTGTATTGATACGCCTGTTGCCATACTGGTCAGTTTCGAACTGCATCTTCTTAACCTCTTCCTCTGTCACGCCCCCTGGTGCTGGATTGTCATCAGGGTTAACAGGTGCTTGCCTGGTCATGGCCACAAGCTTTTCCAGAGCCTTTACAGAGTCTGCAGAGTTCGCCATATTCTGGAACCCTTCAATCATATTCTCTGGAAGGTTGGCATTAGCCCATGCATTGAGGTTGTCAATCCTCATCTCTGCATTGTTTCCAAGGGCTTGAAGCTCGTTTGCCTTGTAGTCTTCCAGGGCTGAGGACTCTGACATCTTGGCCATGCCGTAAAGCTCCACCATCTTGTCAAAGCTCTCCTGGTTCATGTTGATATCTTTGGCAAAATTCATTGCCTCTGACATGATCGGGTCTTCATTGGTGATCTCTATACCGCCCTCTTTGAGCTGGTCAGATATATTGATCTCAAACGCCTCTGGGGCTCCTGTGAAGCCTCCAAACCTGCCCTCCAGCTCTGAGTATGCCTTTGCCTGTTCTGTAATGTTGGCGTACTTGTCTGCCTTGTACCACTCTGGCTTGTCTCCCTGTCCTGCTACACCGTCGGCATAGTGCCAGGTTGACTCCGCTGCTCCGTCTGCTGTTCCGTTCAATGCCTCTGCAACTGCGCTTGCATCATCCATGTTTGCTGATTCTTCTGACATTTTACTCTCCCCTTTCTACTCGGTTAACGGTTAGGATTATGCCCCTAATGAATCTCTTCTGGCCCTCTCTAATGCCATCCTCCTTGTTGTCCTCTCCACTTACCACTGTTGGGGTCATAATCAAGGCCTCTTTCCACGTCTCAATTAACTCCTTGCCCTCTGGAGTCTGCTCAAATACCTTATGTATGAGGTAGTCAAGCCTTTGTGCGTTGCTCTCGTTCTCGGTCTGCTGCCTTAATGCTTCTTTAGGGTCAAACCCAGAATCAAGATCATCAAAGAAATTATACTCCTCCTGCTGTTGCATCAACTCCCCCTCCCTCTAGTCCTGCGGTTGCTGCCTGTAGAACCTGCTCACCAAATGCCGCTCGCTCTTCCTCACTCCTGATAAGCTCTGCAGGAACGCCCAATTTTTCCTGTGTGTATTTTGGTATCTCCTCCACCTTGACAGACCCTGCCACTATCTCAGGTGGCAGTGTAGACATATTGCCCCACCAGATAGAGAAGTTCTGAAAATCCTCTGTGTCCTCGGACTTGGACAATGGAGATGTCATCTTCAAGGTCACTTCCTTGCCGTCTACAGAAATAGGCTCCACCTTGCCAAGTTCACCAAGAATATCCATACAGGCCCTGACCAATGGCTCCACAAGCTCAGTCTTTAACCTGCCGAATGATGCGCCTCTCTGTTTTAAAGCCTCCTGCATTCTCAACATCTGCTCTGTTGCAGACTTTACAGGGTCAGTTACCTCTCCTAGTGGGTTCGCAAATAGGGCCTCTTTGATGCTGTTCTGTAGATCCTCAAGGTTAATGCCTCCTATGCCTATATCACCAGCCCTATCCAAAGCCCTCAAGGTAGGATTCGCACTGTTATTACTGGTTACTGGTATAATCGTACCTGGTGCAATCCTGACAGTATGAGGATTAAACACACCGTCATCCACTCCAGTGTATACGCCCGCCATTTGAATGGCTGAGTTCTCTAAGATAAACTGCTTAACCTTGTTGGCTGTCCTGATGTCTGGCAACTTGGTCATGATAGGACCACGGCCAAAGACCTCACCTGGGGTTACATGCCACCTGAAGACTATTAGCCTTCTTGATTTGAAGCTCTGCGTGAATATACAGTCATTCTTATAAAGCACTATTTGCCAGTATAATTCATCCTTTGGATTGTACAACATACCATGGGTGATCTTAATCTTGCAAAGTGGGTTCTTTTTGATCTTCTCTTCAAGCCCTTGTGGTATGACTGCCTCTGGCCATGCCTCCTTGATATGGCTGGCCTGCACCTCTCTTTTTCTCCACACATTCTTGATGGGCCCACTTGCTGGCTGTTCAGGGTGTAGCTCTGCCAGGGGAACATTGGTAAACTTAAGAGTGGATCCTTTCCCAAACTCTCCCTCTTCGACCAGTATTGCACCCGTCCCTACACCTAGATCTGAAAGCCCTGGGGTGATCTCTGTGCTAAAATTAGAGTGATTCAGGTTAGAAAAAAAGGTAGTGGTCGTCTTTTCTAATAGTTTGTCGGTTCTGTCCTTCTCTTCCTTGGGTATCTCGCTGCCTGATTCAAGCTTCATCCACTCCATCCAGGAAGGTATAACAGAACCCTGTATCCTGTTTGCAAAAGTCACCAGCCCATCTACAGCCGTACTGTCAAAGATATGCCTATTCTTTCTCTGCCCTGGGCTCCAGAACCTAAAGGTTTCTCTTTGTGGTGCTGCAAAGTCAAACGCCTCTTGATGCAGTGACCTCCAAAGCTCCCAATTATCTTGGGCCTTGCTTGATCTCTTCTTTAGGGCTTTTACATCACCCAGACCAGCCGGAATCTTGTTACCCATCATACACCCCCTAAGTTCGGAACTCCTCTTTGGCTAGTCTTAACCAAGAGAGACCTGCCTCCAGCACGTTTTGCCCTGGCCCGCCTCTCCTCTACTTCGCTTGTAGACTCTGCAAGCCTCTGTTTCTCCTGAGCCTCTTGGGCTGCTATTGCCTCGGCTTGTTTCTGCCGTTCCCCTGCTGCCACCTTCTCTTGGTGGGATATGGCTTTTTCGGTCTTCCTTTGTCTGCCTACAACTGTCCCTAGCTTCTCATCCAATGGAGTTGATACACCGCCCATAATTATACTACTCCTTTTCCTCTCCCCTTAGAGGTTTTAAGCATGGAGGCCACATTGACCTCCTTCTTTTTTGCGCTTGCTTCTCGGTTATCCTTCATCTTATCCTTGCCTAGATACCCGTTCTTTTCCATGTCCTTTTTAACCATTTCCATTGCCATTGCTATTCCCCTTCATTAGGTATTTATATAACTGCCATGGTGTCATTATCCAGAAATCTTTAATCCCCAATACGCTCTTGACTACCTCTACACAGGTAAAAAAACAAAGCCCCCATCTTGGTTTATTCGACACATACGCCCTTACGGGTACTATAACTGCATTTACCCCTGCATACTGCCTGGGGTGTGGGTAATCCTCAACAAACTCAGTCTGTACGCTTAAATGTGATACTGTGGGGTTTATTATGTGCCAAAAATGGCCCCCTGTGCTTTTCATCATAACATAACAGTGACTTATCTGCTTATTAAAAAATGTCATCACCCAATGCTTGTAGGTTGATTTGGTGAATACCACATAACAATCAACCTTGGTTTTTTGGCTCTGCTCCATTAATCAATAACCCTTCTCCTTGGTGTGAAGAATGTCAACAAGCTTTGATAACATAGACTCAAGTTTGACTTTTTGTTCAAATAGCTCGGTGTAACATGCAGACGTGATAGTATTGTTTTTAAGCTGCGATATCTCTGCTTCTAACATTTGTATGAGAGAATCCTTGTCAGATATCATCCTGTCTCTTGCCTGAACCTTGCCCACATTCTCCCTGTTGAGCTCTCTAACCTTTTCAAGCTCCCTTTGAAGGCTCACAAGATCAGAATTAGGCTCTATTTTGACCTTTGCGGGGTGCTGCCTTTCCCATATTATATGAACATTCTCGTCTAATTCTGACTCTGTCATAAGCTGGAGCCTTGTTGATTTAATACTGTCTGGGTATTCATCAACTATATTATCAAAAAACTCATGGGAACTGTTTGGACACCCGTAAATACCGCCCCACCCTTCGGGGTGTCCCTTTGCTATGCATATCGCAGTCGCTGAATCTGCATCATATATAAATAATCTATTGTTTGCCATTCTCTCTCCTTAATCAAACACGTTGAATTCCACTGGAGCAACTGGTGCCTGTGCTGGTGTGGATCTCTTGGTTAATGCCAATCTATCATTCCATGCCTGGGCCATTTGCCTGAATGCGTCTGCATCATTAGAGGACCAATCATGCACGGGCTCATCCTTGTAACACTGATTCTTCTCATCATATGTCCTGTGATAGCTTGCCAATGCACTGATACCTTGCTCGCATCTTGTCTCATCAAACCAGCACCTTGCAAATAGTCTCCTAGTCGCCTCTATGCTGTCATTCAGGTCAGTGGTCCTGTCCACTACCCTAAATACTATACCCATCTCCCTTGCCGTGTCTATCCTCTTCTTGCCTGACATCAAGGACCTTACATTGATATCGTGTGGTGCATGGTGTGTGCCGTAGTTTATGCCGTGATCCCTCTTAAAGTCGTTCACAACTCCAATATAATGGCTCATGGGCTGGTTTTCTGCTGAATAGTGGTTTACTACTCTTATCTCTTGCCCTATGGCCTGGACAAACCAGATTACCATTGCATTACCCTTTGAAATACCTAGATCCCAAAAGGTGTGTACATCTATGTGAGGCTCTACAGGAATAAACCGAATCCTATTATCTGCCCTTGCTGCTGCGATCTCCTTAGCAAAATAGGCTCCAGGTATGGCCACATCAAAGGAGCAGTAATACTCCTGTTGTATCATGTCCTCTGACATACCTGCTGAACGGTCTTCCTGTATGGCCTCCTGCGTTATTATGGGTGTCCCATCTGGCCTATGTGTGTCATCTACAGTTAAATGGCTATAAAACCATGATGGATTTTTACGGGCCATTTCTGACATCTTATAGCCGTGATTCTTACCTCTGGCGGTATAAATGAAAAGAGCCCACCCACCATTTTCAGCTAGGATAGGCCGTACA